GTGAACTCTGTGTCTTTTTTGACAGCATTCATGAATTCATCAGTGAGACGAATCGAGATGTTTGCGCCCGTCACCTTCTTTAGGTCGCGCTTGATGTTGACGAAAGTTTCAATTTCGCAATGCTCAACAGAAATGGTCAACATCAGGGCGCCCCGTCTACCGCCTTGGGCTACCTCACGGCAGGTGTTAGAAAAACGCTCCATAAAGACTCCGATGCCATCTGTAGTTCCTGCAGCGTTGGCAGTGGGGAGGCCGCGAGGGCGGATCGTAGAAATGTCGAATCCAACGCCCCCTCGACGCTTCATGATCTGTGCCTGCTCTTGGTCAGTGAAAAGGATTCCGCCATATGAATCTTGAGGAGAATCGATGACAAAGCAGTTAGAAAGAGACTGAAGCTTGTAAGGATTTCCCATCGCAGACATGGGAGACCCTTGAGGAACAACAGCACCAAAGCCACGAGACTCTTGTGCAAGTTGATCTAACGTCATCGCAGCACGCTCAGAAATGTCGATGTGGTCTACGTCTGCAAGGAGACAGAAGATCTCTTTTTCCGTGAGGGGATTGGGATATTTCGCTTCAATTCGAGCAAACTCTCGGGCAAGGCGGAGGTGCATGTCAGTCGGCGTCTTCTCAAGAAGATTTCCTTCTGCATCGCGAAGGGCATATTTCGTGACAAAGACTGAAGCCGCCAATTCATCACCGTTGAAATATTTCAAAGAGGCTTCGTACGCTTCGTTGTATGTATGTGTGTTCATAAACCTAAAGTTCTCTTTCCCGAGGCTGATAACTATACTACAGATCTAGACGTTCGATAACACTTCAAGTCACAAATTTTTGCTTGACCCGAACTCATTCTTCAGCTCTTTCCATTTCGCTCGAAGAGCCTTCTTCTGCTCAGCTTCTTCTTCAGCTGTCACGTTTTCAGGAGCGTCAGCAGTGCCGATGATCTCAAATTTGCTTTGGGCTGTATTGATCTTTGCGGGGAAGACGAGGCCATCTCGCCCTGCTCGATTCTTGGCAACGAAGAGACGACCCCACCCGCTGGCTTTTTCGTGAGCTCGACGAGAAACAGAGATGATGAAGTCACAAATCATCGCTTTACCGTAGGCCTCAGACATGTTGGTCATGTCGATGATCTCTGCGTTTGCTCCTTCTTTGTTAGATTGCGAAGCTGTCCAGATCGGAATTCCTAGTTCCATGGCAAGTCCTCGAAGTTCTTCGTAGACCAGCTTGAGCTCATGCCGAAGCGAATCGAACTGTCGAGATGATCGCATGATATCAGCGTAGTCTATGATGACAACATCGGGTTTAAAACCCTTGAGGTCGAGCCTCTCAATGTGAGAACGAATGGTGAAGATGCTGGCTGTGTTTGTCGGATACTCTTTGATGAAGAGCCTTCCTAAAGCCATGTTCTTGTATTTTTCTGCTATCTCTTCTTTTCGATCCATGACCTCGCTAGAATCCATGTCGCACAGGTTCGAATCGTAGCGAGTACCGACAGCTGTCTCAGACAGCTCAAAGGTGTAATGAAGAACATTCTTTCCTTCCCGAAGGGCGTTTGCTCCGATCATAGTGAGCCAGTGGGATTTGCCTGAGCCGCTGCCTCCGACGACACAGAGGAGCTCACCCTTGCCGCTGCCGCCGTTGAGGATCTCTTTCTTGTCAAGCTCAGGAATGCCCGTTGGAATGGTGTCACGCTTCAGTCGAGTGAACCTAGCGTCCATCTCATTGAAGAAGTCGTGGCCGACTGAGGGGGCGGTGCCGACTTGCACAGCTTTCTTGATGGACTCGACAATGGACTCATATTTGTTAGCTGCCATCTGATCGACTGCATTTTCAAGAGCTGCCTTGAGGGCCTGCTTCCTGCAGAAGTCTAGAGATTTCTCTCGAACAAATTGTAGATCGCCTGGGTCAGGATTTGCCTTCATCCTTTGAAGGTATTCGATGATTTGATCGCGGAGGATGATGTCTGTACCGACTTTCAGATCTTCACGAATGATTGTGACGAGAAGCTGCAAGGTCGGAAACACTTTGTATTTCTTTGAATAAGAAAAATACCTGTCTGCGAGAAACTGTAGGTACTTGAGCTCAAAGTATGATGTGTCGAACACTTCCATCATCTGCTCGGCAAATTTAGAATCAGACAGGAGTGCCTGCATGATCTTTTCTTGAAAAGACTTGCCGTATGAGCCGAACGTAAGCTTGCTTCCGCTGTTCTTAATTTCGTTATCTTGCATGCTGTTCTCCGGTCGAATGACCGACCTTATCTACGCAATTGAAAGCATAGAAAAATTCTTCTACGTCAAAGTCTGGTATTCCTTCTTTGACCAGCGCCTTGATCAGTCCCATCCTATTGACCTTTGGAGCAAATGTATCTATCGCATTTTGCACCTTTGAAATTTGGTTGTGCGACAGCATTCCGCCGTCGAGGTGGACGAGCCGCCAGTTTCTGTCGATCGTCGATTTTTCTTCAATAATTTTTCGATAGATCGACGATTCTTGCGCGTGAAGATGACAGTAAGAAATGAGGTCTTGAGGAAGAATCTCGTCGTCTGACCCTAAGAACGGTAGCTTCTTCGCTACAGTTTTAAAGCCGAGGCCCTTGATGCCCGGTATGTTGTCTCCCGGATCACCGCATATCGCTTTTGCAAGAGCGAAATTCTTGGTCTTTATCCTAAATTCTTCAAAGACGTCGAGCTCAGTCAAGACTTTCTTCTTGTGAAGAGAATAAACGCTCGTGAGGACGTCGAGAAGCTGATACATGTCTTTGTCAGACGACACGATGACCTTGTTAGATCTCCTAAACGGTCCTTTGCAGAGGAAGGCGACGATGTCGTCACCCTCGCAGTCTGAAGCATAAACTTGACAAACGGGCGTGTGCTTCAGCATCTCCAAGAGAGCGATCATCTGATGCTTCCTGTTTTCTTCTGAATCAGGAATGTCGTCACCGTAAAAACGGTTCAGCTTTTCAGGACGACGGCCGAGCTTGTATTCAGGATAGATCGACCTTCTTCTCTGTGAACCGCCGCCTTCCCAAGCGACACAGACTTGGGAAGGCTGAAGCTCTGTCACAATCCTTCTAAGAGTCTTGAGAAATCCGATGCAACCACCCATCTGATATCCGTGAGAAGACATCTGTGGATATGCTGCCCATGATCGAATGAACAGGTTTTGTCCATCGACGATGAGGATTGGACGATCTGTGTTCATGTTCTTCCGGTTGACCCAAAGCCACCTTCACCGCGGGTGGTAGACTGTAGCTTCTCCGATGGTTGAAATATCCCACGATATATTCGTGAAAATACCATCTGGGCAATCCTATCACCTTTTTTGATGATAAAATCTTCGTCACCTGTGTTCAGGAGAATGACCTTGATCAACCCCCTGAAGTCTTCGTCTATGGTTCCTGGGCTGTTGAGGACAGTGACGCCGTGGTTCGCCGCGAGGCCGCTTCGAGGACGAACCTGTGCCTCGAAGCCAGGAAGAAGCTCGATCTTTATCCCTGTTGAGACGACCGCACGGCGACCGGGTTTGATGATGACGTCTTCTGCTGAGCGTAGGTCGCAACCGGCAGAACCTGAAGTTTGATACCGAGGAAGCAAAGATTCATCTTCGGCATCACACTTGACCCACAGGACATCACTCATCTGACATGCCTCCTTCGCCGTCGCCTTCACCGGAAGGTTCACCGCCCATCGTGACGAGAGCAGAATCGATCGCCATCAGCAAGTAATTCTTGTACTTTTCATCCTTCAGCATGTTTCCGAAGTCTGATTTGTAGAACTTCTTCTCTAACGTGACTTCGCCCGTCTTCACGTTGGTGACGGTCAATTCCTTCCAAGCACCTTCTCCTGTGATGTTGACTTCTAAGCCGTCTCTCTTGACGGGACCATTTGCCTTGCAGTGGGCTCTGACTTCGTCAAAGAGATATTCGTCCTCCACGATGCCCTTTCCGAAGATGATGTCAAACTCGCACTTGCGGAAAGGTGGAGCTACTTTGTTCTTCTTTAGGGTGGCGATGACATGGATGCCGATGATGTTACCGTTCTTGTCCTTGACCTGCGTGCCTGAAGTCAGCTTGATTCGAACTGACGCGTGGTAAGGAATGGATTTCCCTCCAGGTGTGACGTCTGGATCACCGTGCATGACTCCGATGGCGGTGCGGAGCTGGTTGAGACACAGGAGGGTCACGTTGTTCTGACCAATTACGCCTGTGATCTTGCGCATGCCCTTGGAGATGACGCGGGCCTGAAGACCGATGGTGTTGTCTTCATATTCACCGTCCAGCTCGGCCTTCGGCGAAGTCGCAGCGACGGAGTCCCAGATGACGAGGATGGGTATGTTCTTTTCTAAGACCTGCTTTGCTTTGAGGATGGTAGACTCGACGATCGAGAAGACCTCTTCTGTGCAGTGAGAATCGCAGTAGACGAACCTTTTTCGAACGTCGATTCCCATCGCTGCGAGCTTCTGCGGTGATGTAGCATTTTCGGTGTCGATGTACACGACGAGACCGCCTTGCTGCTGAACGACAGCAGAAGCGTGGTATGCCAAGTGCGACTTGCCGATGGAAGGAGCTCCTGAAATTTCGATGATACGACCCTCAGGATAACCTCCGCCCATCGCGTTGCGGATTGCGTAATTTAGTTGAACTGAACCCGTGTCGAGCCAGCGCTTGACGATCGTGGGTGCTTCGTCTTCTGAAAGGTTGTAAGCGACCCTCTGTCCGAACTCTTTGTTGATCGAAGAGATCAGGTCTTTCATCATGCTGTCGACTTCAGACTTCTTACCAGGTGTTGATTCGACGTCTTCTGTTTTTTCTCTTCTTGCCATGTTCGTTTATTATCTCCAAGTTCAAAAATGGTTCAAGCGCCGGAGAAAATAAAAATCTCCGGCGCTTGAAAGATCACACATCAATCATCAGACATCAAGTCTGCGAATGCGTCGTCGAGCGACTTCTTCTTTGCATCGGGATCGTCGTCAGTCTTTTTTGGCTTTTTGGGAGCTGCAGGCTTCTCTGCTGTGCCCTTGACTTCGGCAACGAGATCTGCAAGAGCATCAGTGGGAGTCGGACCTCGAGTGGTCTCATTCGCTGAAATGTCTTCGATCGAACCGCCGTTGAGCCAGTTGTTGAGAACGGTCTCAATCTCTTGTGTAGACTTAAGCCTGTACATGTCATCGATGTTGGGAACGTTCTCAAGCCACGTTGCCATCGTCTTTGCGTCGTCGTGAAGCTTCGTCGGCCGACGGGCTGGATCTACCATTGTGTCGTTGAACTGTTTTCCTGGTGCCTTTGAGATGGTGACCTTGAGGTCGAAGCCGCTGTTGGGATCTAGGATGTCTCCGACCTCTTCGTCGAGAAAGAAGCCAAGCATGCGTTGATACACGATCTTGCCGAACGACCAGACTTGCACGCCTTTCTCCTCCTGTCCACGCACGATTACGGGCGAGTAGCATCTCATCTTCGGCTGCAGCTTCTTTGCAAGGACTCTATCGTCAGGCTTGCCGCTGCTGTAAAGCTTACGGATGAGATCGTTGATCGGATCAGGCTTTCCAAACTGATTTGGAGCAAGAAGGCCTGCATTCTCACCAATGTAGTAAAACCACCTCTCTGCGAAAGGTTGACCTTCTGGTGAATTCTTCCAAGGAAGACAGCGGATCTTGTGCTCTCCGACGTCAGGCTTCCAAAGCTGGACTGCAGACGTCTTCTTGACGCCACTGAGCTCTGCCACACGCTTCTTGATTGCTTCTAGATCGATTGCCATTTTTATTTACCTATTCCTATTCCTATTTCCTCAAGTAGAGCATGACGTCTCGCATGATTGCAAGATAGGCATGTTCTTCTCAAAACTTTATTTCATGCTGCGACGCTCAGCGCCGCGAGCCGCTCCTTACGCGCAAGATCCTTTAGATCCCAGCGTGATCCACGTAAGATTACGTCTGAAGGTAGAAGAGTTTTGCAAAGCTGCACTCGAGGTGTTCCGTTGAACTCTTGCGGAATCACCGTTCTCATGTAGCCCTCAGACGCAAACTTTCTCTCAAATTCTCTCGTCGCGATCTTACCAGAAACCACGACTCCGTCGATCGTGTAGTTCTTGAAGTGACCAGACACATTAGGCAGATTAAACCTGCTGGCATGAACAATGCACTTCGGGCGATTTTTTTTGACAAGAGACTGCACAAAATCCCAGGGTTCGCGCATGTGCTCGAACACTTCGTAAAAAAGATAACAATCAGCCTCAGGCTGATCAGCAGTGAGGTGCAGCTTTAGGTTTGCAGGCGATCCAAACTCTTTAGCGAACCTTTTTGCAAGGGCGACCTGTGTCTTGTTCTTTGAGCTGTTGTGATAAATGACGTTTGCATCGATGCCCGCTGCAGTCAAGCTCTGTGCGAGATAGATGGAACCAAGCCCGACTCCCGCAAAATAATCGACGAACGTCCATCCGTCACCGAGTCCTGGGATGTGCTTTCGAAGATCGATTAGACCCTTTACAGTAGAATTGATGCTTGCCTTTGTGTAGTGTGTGTAGCACTTGCAGATATCAAGAGCATATTCAGCGCTTGAGTACATCTTCGCTTCGTCTGCAGGAGTTTGTTGGCACTCAAGCCAATCTTTGTTCAATTTTTCTGTGATGAACCAGTCATCTTTTGATGACGTCGAGACTGCTGTCTCGAACCACGGTTCTTTTTCGATCTTCAGGACTTCACCCGCAATCTGCAGGACGTGTTTCAACACAACGGAACGGCTGTCATTCAATGTGATCATCAGTGTTGCACCTTGGCTCTTGTGAAGACTATAACCGCAACGCTGCAAGATTGTACAGCATTTATGCTGCCATCATCGCAACACCGATGATCGAGACGACGAAGCCCGCGATCTGCAGCGGCGACAGGCGATCACCAAGGATCACGAACCCGACGACGAAAGCAGCTGTGTAAATCACGTCGAAGAGCACAGACATGAGGCTGAGGCTTTGTGAGCGCCGCGAGATGTAGCCCCACAAGAGCCCGCTCGCGATTGAAGGTAGGACAGGCGTCCACATCGGCAAAGAACCTCCTTGCACTTTCTTCGTCACAAGAGCGCCTAAAAGGCCAAGACAAAAAAGAGAAATGTACGGAGCTATGAGACTCTTCACGACTATCTCACTTCCATGTGGGCTTCTTGCGCTTTTTTCTCTCTTTTGCCCTAGGGCCTTCTATGTCCTGTCCTGATAGTCCCAACGGAGCTGTAAAGCCAGCTATGGCTCCAACTCCGCTGAACTCTGACACGCTACGATGCTCAGGTTCGTCGTCATCTTCGTCGACGAGCTGCTTCGTTTCTTTGATGACTTCGATGATGTAGCGGCGTAAGACGTCATTCATGCGACTAACTATTCATTCAGCTCTTCTTTTTCCTGCTTCGTGGCAAGATAGTCTGCAGTCTGCACGACGTTGACCAGTGTGCCCTCTTTCAAACAGTAAGACTTATTTTCTTGCAAGACCCAGCCGTCGTTGAGAACGATCGCGAGCCATTCGTCCTGGGTAAGCTTCAGACCGAAGTGTTGACACAACCAGACGCCGCGGTGTGGGACAGTCATGTACTTGATGTCCTTGTTGTGCTTGTACATCTCACCAAGCTTATCACGGTGCCAATCCGAATCCTGGGGCAAATAATATTCTTTTTGAAGGTCGCCTAGTTTTCCTATGTCATGTAGAAGGCAGGCGATGATGAGTGAATCCTTCGGTAGGTTGTACTCAAATGCCTTGCAGAGCTTCATTGCATTACTAAGGACACGAAGGGAGTGGTCGACAAGACCGCCAGGTTCAGCCATGTGGTATTCCTTGCGACCTGAGGCGGGGCACAGTGCAAGCCTCTCAGCAAAGTGATCGACGAGAGCAAGCGCAGGAGCAGAGCGATCTCCTAGCTTTTCACAGAGAGAACGAAACCTGTCGTAATTAGCAGCAACCTGTTCAGGACTTAAAGACATGCAGTGACAATACGGCTAAAAAGATCATTGTTTAGAAGTTTGTTATCAGATAAGCCCCAAATGACGACGAAGTTCGTCAGCTTCCTCGGGCGACAGATTTATTCTTTGTGCTGCAGGATTTTTGGGCCGAGGTGTCTGCTGTCCTGGTGTCTTTACAGTCGCTTCTGTGTCTTCGCTAGGCACACCACCAGATCTAATTTTTTTCTGCTTCTTCATGCGAAAGAATGACACGTGCCGTGGGATCAAGCGTAGACATACCTTTGAGTTCTTCTCTGATGATCCTGCGGAGGGCGGCGATGGTCGTTTTCATGAGCGTTAAGTATGCTTCAAATCAGAGCTCTTCACACTTAACTAGAAACTCACAGCTACACATCTTGCATGTTAATGATGTAAGGTCACCGCGCTGTGCAATGACCTCAACATGCAAATAAGAAAAATCAAGAGATTTTGTCACATGACAATCGTGCTGATTGTCATTGCTTAACTAAAGTTCTATTAGCGTCGAACAGCAACGGTGTTCCTGATTCGGCATAAAGGGGTTCCCACACACCGGGGTTTTCAGGGTCTTCGGTCTCCATGTGATAACGACCAGGTTTACCTGGTGCTAGCACTAAGCGAGCGCTATAACCCATGTAGTCAAGATCTGGGTTCATCTGTGTTATTCCCTGAAGGCGCCGACCTCCCAGTTGAAACGGCTTGGAGTCATCCGCTTCTCTCAATACCCTTGAGACTTCTTCTTTTATGATTCTACGTAACTGTGATGCTGTAAGCTTCATGATCAATCCTTTCGCTGTACAATTACATATATGCTTCAAAAACAAAGATCATAAAATCTCACATTTGACGGGGAACTTTTGCTCGAACCCTGGGACAGAGACGTCGACGACAGACCGCACGTCTGAAACCCTGTCGCCGCGGACGTCGAGCATGAGCGCATCGTGGAGGACGAAGAGCGGCCGAACGCCGTCTGATCCAAGAGAGTCCACGATGCTCTTGAAGCCCAGGAGCGAGACGTCGACCCCCGTGCTCTGTGCGTAGTAGTTAATGAAGATGTTGTCTTGCGGCCGGGACACCTTGATCCGCCGACCGTGCTTGTTCGTGATGTAGCCTAGATCACTGTGCTGGGCTCTTAGGCGTGAGAGGAGGGCTCGCACGTCGATCACCTCCCTGATCCTCTTTATAAAATCGTTTAATGCTGAATCGGATAATCCAAGGCTCAATGCCAAAGAATTTTTAGAAGAGCCGTAGAGCTCAGCGAGTATGGCTCCCTTGACGACCGCGCGCGGTATTCCGCCCAGCCTGTGCGCAAGCGAAGTGTACAGGTCGCTCTCGTCGCAGGAACCGCCTGATTCGTACAGCAAGATCCGCGCCTCGAGGGCAGAAAAATCGAGGGACATGACCTTGCCGCCTGAGAAAGAAGACTTCAGCGCTGACCTGTGCTCCCTCTTCAAGTGCAAGATGCTCGGGCCCGACGCGACAGTGAGCCGACCAGTCACTGTCCCAAAGCGGTCGTACACCACCGGAGGAGCGTAGCCGCCCGAGCGGGGCCGCAGCGTTGAGACGGTCCCCGAGCTGTGAACAGACTCAGCTGCGAAGCGATCTACAAGCGCGACGTCGACCTTCGCAGGCCTGAGAGCGCTCAGGAGCTCGTCACACGGTCGCCAAACGTCTTCGTAATACTTGACGATGAGCGCGTCGATGTGCAGCCTAGAAGATGCGACGAGAGAGTCAAAATATTCTCTATACACGCTCTTGGGCAAGAGCTGGCTCCAAGGCGGAGCGGCTAGGTTCGGTGCGACGTGCTCAAGAGCAGCGCGATGTGAGGCAGGAACTTGCGGCGTGGGACCCGCTCCGATGAGCGTCAAGAGCGTGTCGTAGCATCGCCCGCCGAGCTGCTTAAGAGATCCCGTGAAGTGCCAAGATCCCTGCGGGATGCGCTGGACCCATGTAACGCCCTCGTGGGAAGTCAAGAGGTGCTTCGAAGACCCGACGAGCCGTGAATCGATGACGACATCCACACCGCGGATCATAACACGCGAAGCGCATTATCTTCAAGCGTGCCTAACACTTGTGATCGTCGATGGACGAGCGCACCTCGGCGGCTATTTCGCGGCAGTATCTGTATTTGCTTTAGCTTCTTTCGGTGGATTCTTTGGGGCTGCCTTGTTCTTTTCTTGCGCCTTGGCTGCGTCGGCAAGCTCCTTCGCGAAGAGCCTGATCTCTGCGGCGACGCCTGCGCTCACAGAGGGCGCTTCTTCGTACTGGCCGTAGGCTTCTGCGAACGTGAACTTCACCTGTGTCATGAACTTGCCGGGTGTGAGCGTGTGTGTCAATCCCGTGATGTTGTAGAGGTTGTCGACGGTGGTCCGCGTCCCCATGTCAACGAAGAACTGCTGCATGTACTCGAGGACCGGACAGCCCATCGACGTCACAGACAGCGCACCGGGTATCACTCGCATGGGCAGATCTCCTCCGCCCGAGCCGTTCGGCAAGATCCCGTCGGATGCTTCGCCCTTGTTCCTCCGCATGAAGATCGCGGAGAGCAACGCATCTTGCTGCGTAGTGTACGTCGCGCTCTCGAGCATCGATCCGTTCGTGCCCATCGTGATGGTGGGCACGAGCTCAGCGACCTTCTGCTTCACTTTCTCGAATGACGCAGCTCCGCTCGGAGTCTTAAAGCTGACTTGCGTGAAAAAATCTTTCACAGTGTCAGGAGATATTTCGAGGTCGACCGATAGCTTCGTCGAAATTTCGTCAACGGTCATACCGTCATTAAGCGCGGAGGCGATAGCGTTCCAAGCCTCGACTGTTTTGCTCTTAGACTTCAGGGCTCCCCGCAGCTTTGTGATAGAGACAGTCTCGTAGCCCCCTGGTGTGCTCAATATTCGAGACACTTCGGGAGACGGTATCGCAGCCTTGTCGTACACATGGATGCGCATGATCTTTCTCGTCGAGTTGAGCATACCATCGGTCGTGGTCGAGGCTGCGAGCTCATACTGGTCGAGCAAGTCTGCAGACCTGTAGCCTTCGGGCACGCTCGTGTAGCCCGACTCGACGTACATCTCTATCACAGGAAGCTTGAACGCACCGCCATTGCCCCAATTTTCAGCGACGCGTCGGGCAAGCTGATCTGAAGACTGCTGATCTTTCACTTCAATCTTGCCGTTCTTCTGCATGTAGAGGTCTTTGAATCCGTACGCTGCGTGATGGATGCTGCTGAACTGTGACTCTCTCATGACCTCGACGAGCATGTTGAACGACATGTTTTCGCCCTTCTGCTCTGCGATCTTCTTTGAGTATGCTTCTTCGAACGTCGCGAGCTCGATGGGAAACTGTGCGATGTTGAGACCCGCAACGACTCCTGCCTTCGAGTTCAAGCTATAAAAGATGACCTGGATCTCTTCGACCGCTGAGCTCGCGATGAGGCCTCGAGCGACCTGCCCAAAATAATGTGCAAAAATGCGCCCGAATGATATCGACCCTAGCTTTCCCGCTGCTCGAGAGGCGACGTCTGCGTTTGAGGCTTGTGTCTGTGTCTTGTTCTTCTCAGTCCAATTCGTGAGCCTCGAGAGGACGTTCGCTTCGATGCCGTCTCCGTCGTAGTCGTTTTTGTACTTTTCTTTCGACTGTCCTCCGAGCGGGATTGCAAAGACGTCTTCTGAGGGAGTCGAAAGCTGAGCTAACCTCTCGCCTGCGATTGAGCGTGACTCTAACTGCAGAGCGACATCACGAGCGTTTGTCGTTCCCCCGCTGGTCTGCGTGTAGAATGACGTCACAAGACTTATGAATTTTTTTCCGTCGTCTCCAAAGTTTCCGCTTTGTATGATTTTTTTAAACCCATTGATCTCTGAGTCAAGCGCTTTCGAATCTATCGTCGCTGTGTTCCCAGCAAGAGCAGAAGAGATGATGGTCGCGCCCCTGACATCTTTTGCAAGATCATTCACCGACTGCAGCCCCATCCTACGAGCGAGTGTGCGCATCTGCGCGAGGAGAGAATCATAGGCTTGAAGCCGCTGCTCGAACTCGTTCGAGAGCCCGTCTTTCGACGTGAGGAGCTCAGTAGCGCCGCGGGTGAAGAGCGCGATGGACACTGTGACAGTTCCGTCTTTTTCAATGTTGATGCTCGAGTTCTGCACTCCGTACGCCTCACGTTTCATCATGCTCTCGTTGATGAAGTCGTAGTAAGTCTTGACGTTCGCGCTCAACCCAGAGAGGTCGGGCGGCACTACAGGAGCGCGCCACCCGTATGTGAGCCAGATCGTCGCAGCTTTGAAGAGCTTCGGAGAAATGAAGTCTGCGATCTCAGCGAGCCGTGAGCGATCGAACAGCTTCAGGGTCAAATTCGCAGTCTTAAACCCACCTGACATGCCCACGTTAGTCCTGACGTCGACGGTGAGCCCAGTGATGACACCGAACGGAGCGGTCGGATTGATCACGGGGTTGTACCTAGGGTTCAACTCTTGATCGTAGTCCATGTTGATCAACGTCTGAGGCATCGTGAAGAGCTCCATACCAGAGCGCACGACAGCGGTTTTGCTCTGCACAGCCACCGCTGCGAGCTGCTTCTGAGCCTCGCTGATTGCTTTCTCTAACTGCAGTATCCTCGACCCTTCGGTCGTTTTTATGACGTTTCCCTTAGCGTCCCTGACGGGAAAAGATTGTGAGGCAGCCTGATCTCTTTCTAACGCAAATTTAGCAGCTCGTAATTTGTCTATCCTCAGCTTGAGAGCGGCGTCCGCGACGGGGGGTGCGGCAGTCTTGCGTTCGACGGCGTCGTACATCGTCGTGTCAGCTTGGCGTGAGGGGTCTATTCCTTCGGCGCCGAGGAGAAACTTGAGCGGACTCATGGTGGTGAGCGGGCGGCTGTCCTTTGCGTCAGGTGCCAGGCTTCTGTTGAACGTAAAGTCAACTTCGACGTGAGGCACGAGCTGCGACGCGATGAATGAGGGCACATAGTTCAAAAAAGCCTCTGCCTTGTCAGCAGATCTAAACTTCATGTCAATGCTAGGGGTATCGACGAGCAAAAATGTGAGCCTTGGATTGATAGCAGTCTCACCGACTGATGCTTTCACTAGCTCTGTGAGCGGCGTGCTAGATGGCTCTTTCGGCTTTCCGTCTGGTCCTATCGCCGTGTACGCTGACGGGCGCTTGCCTTGCGCAGATTTTGTATAAAATTCAGAAATTTGTGATTCAAGAGTAGTGTCACCGGGCTTGAGAGAAGTGGTGTATAACCTAAAGAGCTTTGCGATCTCCTTCGGAGCGAAGCCGAACCTGTCGTTGACTCGAGAGGGTGATCCGAGATCTTTTAGTGTGCTGAAGATCTGTGCGGTCGTTTTAAATTCTCCCGGTGTTGCAGGAAATAAAAGATCTATGATCTGTTTAAAAAATTCTTCTTCAGTATCTTCAGAAATTTTATTGTCGACGACACGAGCGAGAGTGCGAGCTCCCTGTATGTTCGCAGGCGCAAAGCTTCTGAAGTAATCTTCGATCTTCCTCATTGTGCTTAACCGATGAGGCTTGAAATCGCTGTGAGGTCAGGAACGTTAATGATCGTCCCAGGGGGCAGCTGCAGGCCCCATCCAATCTCGCTCGCAGCTGCAAGCACCCACCAATATCTCGAGTCTTTGTAGTAGAGAGCAGCGAGGTGATCCAATCGCTGGTTTCCAGTCAACGTGATGACATCAATTATCGGTATTGCGCCCGTAGCGATGCCAGAACGCACAATGTTGATTGCCTGTGTCGTTCCGAACTGTGTGCCTAACGCTAGCTTCGGAGAGTTTCGATATCTGCTGAATGCCATCTCAACTATGCACTAACTATGGAGAAGCTCAAGTTTGTGCCTATTCAGCAGCCGGTTCACCAGTCGCCATGGCGTATCCGACAGGGTAGATGGGAGCCCTGTTGTAGCCCATGTGATCGATCCCAGGGGAGATATCATGGATCGGCGCGAAGGAGATGGTCACTTTGCACATCTTTGGAGCTGTGCGATATGGGTCAATCTCCCAGGTCACCCTGTCATACCAATCAAATGACATACTCTCGATGAAGCCTGCGAGGCCTTTGCCCCCTGCAGATTCAAAAGATTTGACGATCGAATTTTGCTCAGGGCTCATGAAATCGTTGAGAGGAGAGTCTGCTCCATCGCTAATTTCTGCTGTGACGGCTTGTATAGTCTCAGCAGCGGGAAGTAAAAGTGCTCGTGTGTACTCTTTGCTCTCAGCAAATTGATATTCAGGATCTATATCAGTCAAAAAGGCACGTTCGCCTACACCTTCTAGCATATAACTTTTTCCTGCTGAAATGATCTTAAAATTTCCCAGAGCTTCATTTCCTTTAATATTTACTACGTCACCCTCTTGCAGATTTTCAAGCCTTTTGTTAATTTCAGATTGTTCTTGCTCTTTTGATTTAATGTCGATGCTCTTAATTGTGCCATCTTTATCTGGCAACTTTGTGTCACCATCCGCAGCACCAAATAGCCGCGCAAGGGCAAACCTCGAATAGTTCGAGCGGAACAGGTCACCAAGTCGAATCCTGATCAAGGGAGACGCACCCACTAGCTGTGAAAAGGGAGACCGGTATGACGCGCCCTCTTCACTCACAGTGAGCTTTCCCTTCGTGTACTGCGGATATACGAGGGTCGTGAGCTTATTGATCTTGTGCCACATGTAGTCAAAGTCTTCTGCGCTCGTAGAAGCGACATAGAAGCTCATCTCAATCTTTCGGGTCGTGTTTTTATATACTTTGATGGGCTCTACGCGTCCGAAGCCCTCGACAGAATCGTACGAAGCTGTGTAGCTGTCACCGAGAGAGGCGAGGAACGCATGGAATGAAATGATCTCGTTCGTCCTGACGTCATGAAAGTAAAAAGGAACATACTCAGAATCTAAGAGGCGCTCGATCTTTTCACGATCTTCTTTTGAGATCCTGTTCTTGCTCGTGCTATAATAATTCCTCTCTTTAATCTTATTTTTATCTTGCTCAAGCGCAGAAGGACCCTTGAAAGATCCGAGCAAGTTCTGTGTGTCTGATAGAACGAGACTTTGCACGTTCGAGGGCACAAGGTACAAAGAGGGAGCGCGCTTTGAGGCCCAAGAAAGGGTCGGATCATAGCCTAAAACGCTTGTGAGCTTACTTTTTCTAACAGTAGAATGCTTCACGAGATCAGCGGTTAATCTATCCATGGCCGTCAGCGGAAAGGGTTTTCCATCTGGGCCTTGAACTATGGGAGATGATGTCTTAGCATTCAACAGCTGGTCTCCCAGGGCAGAGAACACGTTGAGGCTTGCGATGAACTTTGAAGACCTGAACACCTTCAAGATACCGAGAGCTGCTTTGACACCCGCAAGCTCTGAAAGCTGAGATTTTCTAACTAAGCTCGAGATGTACTCTGCAAACACGAGCCCAGAGCGCACGATCGAGCGGCACACGACGACGTTCGCACCCAAGACGCTGTTGTCTCCGATGAGCGTGTCAGCGCCTGCAGAGAGAACAGCAGCGCCCAGCTTAAGCACGATGCCTAAAAATGAAGTTTCTAAGTTGGTAGCTCCCAAGAAGAAAGAAGAAAACCCAGCGAGAAGAGCGTCTCCATAAGAGTTGACTGTGGGCTTGATCCCAAAGATCTCAGAAACATCAGGAAGAAAAGTGAAGAGAGAGCTCGAGGGTTCTTTGAACTTGTAGCTCCCAAGTGTGTACTGACCTTCAGCGTTCGTCTTAACACGCTCGCCTGGACTCGTTAGAAGCGATATGAGGCTGTAAAGAAGTGTCAGGGCGATCATGATCGCGAGCAATGTCAAGAACATTCCGAAAGACGACCCAGGATCGTCGAACTGTTCAGATGCATTTGACATCGAGCCCCAAGACTGCCCACCGAAGGGTGCGATCTCAGCGAGCGCACCAGTAGGAACGTCGTCTGCGCTTGAAATAGAATCAAGCACATCTTTTGCGCTGAGGAGCTGGTTGTTCACCTTGAGAATGCCGAGCTGAGCAACTGAGGGAAGAATCGATCCGCCTTCTGAAAAGTTGTCCGTCGGATCAAAGTCGCTCGAATACCACGCTGGGATCTCAGCCGAGGCGCGGAGACCGAGCCCAGTGCCCACTTTTGCGAGCTTCAGTGTAGAGACTCGTGTGCCGTCAGCGAGCGTGAGCGTCGGGTCGAAACCTGCTGCAGGCGCTTGCACGCTCAAGAACCTGCTCCTGCCGATCGCTGACGGCCCCACAGTCGTGCCGCCGCGGTCGCCCTCGT